ATGCAGTAACCAAGCTGATTGTGGGAGCAGAAGTTGCAATTTGCAACGAGTGTGTGGACTTGTGCGAAAACTTGCTCAAAGATGATTTGCCTGCAAGGCCAGCTAGCACCTCAGCCACCCTTGATCCTGTGATGATCAAGGCACATTTGGATCAATACGTGATTGGGCAAGATTCTGCTAAAAAAGTGTTGGCAGTGGCTATTGCTAATCATTACAAACGAATCAGCAATACAGACCCTGCTACCGAAATTGAAAAAGTCAACATTCTTATGCTTGGTCCTACTGGCTCGGGCAAAACTTTGTTGGCACGATCAGTGGCACGTTATTTAGATGTGCCGTTTGTGATTGCAGACGCAACCAGTTTGACCGAAGCAGGCTATGTTGGAGACGACGTAGAAAGTCTAGTAACGCGATTGTATGCTGCTGCCGACTACGACGTTGCCAAAACGCAGCGCGGTATTATTTTCCTGGACGAAGTAGACAAAATCAGTCGTCGTAGCGAAAGTGCCAGTATCACCCGCGATGTGTCAGGCGAGGGAGTGCAGCAGGCATTGCTCAAACTGGTCGAAGGCACCAAGTGCCGTATTGTGCCGCAAGGTGGGCGCAAGCACCCGGGCGGCGACACAGTAGAAATTGATACCACAAACATCTTGTTTATTGCAGGTGGTGCATTTGTGGGTCTTGACAGCTTGGTCAAAAGCCGTATCAAAGGTACCCGTATTGGATTCAGCGGCGAAGTTCGTAGTGTAGATGACAAACCCAGTTTGAATCTAGTCAATCCTGAAGACATTATCAAATTTGGCATGATCCCCGAGTTTGTGGGTCGATTCCCCAGCTGGGTTGCGTTGGAAGAACTCACACGAGAAGACTTGATTGAAATTCTGATTGATATCAAACATAGTTACATCAATCAATATCAGTGGTTGTTTCGCCAGGACAATATTGAACTAGAGTTTACTCGATCTGCATTGGAAGCTATTGCTGACAACACCATGAAAAACAAAACTGGCGCTCGAGGATTGCACAGCGAACTTGAACGTGTGTTGCTACCTCACATGTATCGTGTGGCCGAATATGCACGTAACGGCATTACTCGGGTAGAAATTGACCAAGGCATGGTGCAAATGCCAGCTGAATTGAAACAAGTCAACGAGTAATGTACATTGAGTTCGAGCTTGCTACGCCTGACGATACACTGCCAGGCTTGGTATCATATCGAGCCAACAACATAATTGACCAAGCCCTAGAGGCTTGGAGTGCTCGATATCAAATTCCTTGCAAAACCAAAAGAGAAAAGTACAAAAAACGTGTGACCTTTGATTTGGACGAAAGCTACAGCTTGTTTGCCATGACCTGGAATACTGAACGCGAGTTTGTAGCTTTGGGCAAATGGCACATTGTGTCTGACCTAAATAACAAAATATAATCAATTTCTGTGCTATAATAAATATTGTTGTAGATGCCCATGGTGGGGTCTACACACAAAAGTCATACTTGCTTAATAGGAGAAAAACATGACACAAAACAAAACTCTCACCCTTCGTTCTTTCGACATTCCCCAACTGCACAAGTTTGGTATTGGATTTGACAGCATGCTTGATGAAATCATGCGAGTTACCAACAACCAACCTAACTCAAACTATCCACCACACAATGTGATCAAAACTGGTGACGACACTGTTACCATCGAAGTTGCTGTGGCCGGTTTTGCAGAAGGTGAAATTGACATTGCACTAGAAAAGCGAATGCTTGCTATCACAGGCGCTCGCACAATGACCGAAGACAATGAAGATGAAGTGTATGAATATTTGCACCGTGGAATCAGCAGCAGAGATTTCAAACACACATTTACATTGGCCGAGCATGTTGAAGTCAAGAGTGCTGCGATTCGAAATGGTATTTTGGCGGTGTATCTGGAACGCAACGTACCAGAAGATGCCAAACCCAAGAGTATTGCAATCACGTATCAGAACTGATATAATGTAAATACAGTGGCAGCAATCCCGCTGCCACTACTATCAAGGAAACAAAATGCCTCAATCAGATACCCGCACACGTATTAAGCCATCAGAAGCAGTCAAAGAACCCCCAATGTATCGTGTGGTCTATATCAATGACAACCAAACTACCATGGAATTTGTGGTAGAAAGTTTGATTGAATTCTTTGATTATACTGCCGAAACTGCTGCACAAATCACAGTAGATATTCATGAGGAAGGTTCAGCAGTGGTAGCGGTGCTGCCGTTTGAAATTGCTGAACAAAAAGGTGTAGAAGTCACAGTAATGGCTCGCGCTCAGAGCTATCCGTTGATGATCAAACTTGAACCTGAGTCAATGGCTTAAAAATCAATCACTATACGTTTGGGGTGGTACACATGCTGGCAAAAGTCAGTATCTGCTCTGCCCCTGCAATTGTTGACAAAACGTACACCACGACGGACCTGATCTATACTGTTATGGTAGTGCCCAAAACACCAGGTATGTATCTTGTGCTCAGTGTCGTGCGTTAGCGCTTGCAGCATGCGCCGGTTGCCCATGGTGTTCAACGCAGGATTTCCTTCAAGTCTGATGTCATGCGACAGTAGTGCAGGATCGGGAACAGTGTGCGAAACTATGACAATTTTCTTTACGTCTTTGTGAGTCTGAAGACGTTTTATGCTGCTGTTCAGATACACGCCATCTGTTTTGCTCATACGTTCGATCTTGCTGGTAGCAGCTGAATCAAGGCCGAACTTTTCTCGGTACCATGCTTTTGAATCTGCAGAATCTATACTATGATCAAATTCAAAGTCCCACCAGCCATTGGTTCCTAGTATAGCCACTCCGTTGATCACTGCCACGTTATCTTGCAAGTAAACTACATTGGGTATTCCGTGTATTTGATCAATCAAGTCGGCATAGCTGTAGTCAAGGTCATCTAGATAATCAGAATGCTCGTCGTTACCATCTATATAAAGCACAGCTTGGTAGCACTTTCCAAGATTTTTTAATACCTGAACTACTTTGTATTTGTCCTTGGCAATATCGCCGGCAACCACACAAAACAAGCTGGTGGCTTGACCGGACCAATCAAATTGGTCTTCCCACGTTTCAACGTGCAAATCAGAAATTAAATCAAATGCAAATGTCATGATACATATTTAAAAGGATTACACATGAACATAATTTTTGGTGACTCGGTGTCGGGCCTACCTGACAATCACACAGTGTTAGAATTAGATCAGTTCAAAATCAAAGACAGCAACGATTCGGTCACTGCTTGGGCCGTGATTGAAAAAATACCATTGGGCGAATTTTCTGTATCTGCTAGCAACGAAAAGATTCATCGTGAGCTAATGGGCTTTTATCGTCAACAGCATTGGAACTATTGCGAACAAGCAATTGAATTTTTAATGGGAAAATGGAATGGCGAGCTCGACACCTTCTATGCCGATTTGCTACAGCGAGTGCTAGCCTACAAAGAAATGCCACCTGGTGCCGACTGGGACGGGTCCCGATAATTGAATTGACCAACTACCCAGGCAATTTCTGCTGCGTCTTGTCGTAGTGCTGTCTTTGCTATTTCGGGGTAATATTTTTCTGCAATGTGTCTGAATTCTTGCCACATTTTGCCTGTCTTGTAACAGGACAAGGTCTGCATACCTTGTAAAAAGTTTTGTTTGTACTCGTCTACGACCAGGTTGGTAAAATCATTACTAAAAAACCAATTGTGATTAAATTCGCAAATCTCCTTGGCTTCTTGTGCAAACTTTTCCTTATCGGCAGGCGACAGCAAAGAGATGCGTTTCATTTCTGCAACAACAGCCAGCAAGCGGTCATAACTGTTTTGTATGGTGTCATATGTTTCGTCAATTATTCCATCAAATGTTCTAAACCCATAGCTTCTAAGATATTCCAAAGTGCCCGGCCCTGCTAATACTATGAATGGTTGCTGACATGCAATAGGCCTAAGAGTTTTTTCCGTCAAGTGTATTCGTTGGTGATCAAACATTGTTTCTAGCACCACTTCGCACAAAGTAGATTGATAGTCAGTGACCTGGTATTCGGCACTGGCCCAACTGGCTGAGCAATTGGATTGAAAATGGTCTTCTAAGTGACTGCTTGTTAATGCAAAGTCATTGTTGGCCATGGTATGCTCTGTGTAGTGTTTTCCATCATCGTGTGCATTAAATGATATTTTGCAATCTTGTACTAAATTATAATTCACAAGTAATTCTGTAAATTTTAACCTGTATTCTCTACTGCCTTGCCAAGCCCTGTTGTAGATCAAAAAATCAAAGTCAGTTGCTGCTGCTTTGCCGATTAATGGGTCCACGTGTGCATACCTAAACCAATCTTTTGCAATCATGGCATGGCTCCACCAGTAAACAGGAACAAAGCCGGCTTTGGAATATTCTTCAACTTGATTGCTATTTTTTTCACTGTGCAGTAAAATACATGAATCGTATATAGTGACTCCGCCATTGAGATCTATTAGACCACGCAGATGATATTTCTGCAGAAATGTAATAATTTCTGGTTTCTTAAAAAGATTGCCCCTTGGCCCCGGCTGTGACAAATGTAACATATCATACTCGTTTTTCCAACTGTCAGCATACAGATCAAAATCCAGCGGTTCTTGATCATGACATATAACTTGGGGCATAGTAGTTGTTGCTTGCCAAGCCTGTGCGGTTGCAGGATAGCTAATTAAATTTTGGGCTTTTTTCGATCCGTGAACAGCCCAGTGATACATAATAACATCGTGGTCGCAAGCGCCATGCAAAAAATTGTATAATCTATCTAAAGGAATTGACATATGAAAAAAATTGGGTTTATTGGTATTGGAAAACTAGGTCTTGAGTGTGCTGAAGTTATGGCTGAAAAGCACATTGTCCGAGGATATGATATTTACCCACGTGCTAGCAACACAGTGAAAGTTTGCAAAATTGACGAAGTAGTCAACCAAAGCGAGTGGATATTTATTGCTGTACCTACCCCACATGCCGAAGGGTACGATGGATCTGTCCCATCAAGTCACATGCAGCCAAAAGACTTTGGTCACGATGCTGTGATTGATGCTATCAAAAATATCAACCAATATGCAACCAGTCCCAAAAAAGTTGTGCTAATCAGCACAGTGCTACCAGGAACCACTCGACAGAATTTTGTCCCGTTGCTGGACAAGCAACACCAGTTTTTGTATAATCCTTACCTGATTGCAATGGGATCGGTAAAGTGGGACATGGTCAACCCCGAAATGGTAATGATTGGCACCGAAGACGGCGCAATGACCGGAGTAGCCGGTGAACTAATCGAATTGTACAAAACCATGATGGTCAATGATCCGCGCTACGAAATTGGCACATGGGACGAATGCGAAGCTATCAAGATTTTCTACAATACCTATATCTCTGCCAAAGTTGGTATTGTCAACATGATCCAAGATTTTGCAATGAAGATTGGAAACATCAACGTTGATGTTGTTACAAACGCCCTGGCCCGAAGCACAATGCGACTACAAGGACCCAAGTACATGACAGCAGGCATGGGGGATGCAGGTGCTTGTCATCCACGTGACAATATTGCGCTGCGATGGCTAGCAGCAGAATATGATCTTGGATATGATATGTTTGATACTATCATGCATGCCAGAGAAATTCAGGCAGAAAATCTTGCTAAATTTTTAGTCAAAGTCAGCAATGACAACAACAACTTGCCTATTGTGATTCACGGCAAAGCCTACAAGCCCGACGTTGAATATTGTATTGGCAGCTACTCGACCCTAGTGGGGCATTATATAGTCAAACATGGCCACACGGTTAATTATGTAGATCCACTGGCAGACGATCAAAACGACGTGGTCAATTCAGTTGACACTCCTGCTATATACTTGTGGGCACACAATCGAAAAATCACTTACGACTACACAGGACACCAAGCAGACACACAGGCCTATTGCGAAATCAAACCAGGCAGTGTGATTGTTGACCCGTGGCGCAAACTTGTGTCTTCTACTGACATTAATGTAATACACTATGGCAACACCCGCAGCATTTAAATACAACATTCCAAAGTTTTGGGACGATGAGTTCAAAACTTTGGAATATGTTTCAGAACCATTCAATGATCCTGAAAGTTTGGCGTTATGGCAATTGCAAGGTTACCAGTCCAAGGTCTGCGGAGAATTGTGCGACATGCGACACAAGCTGCCTGCCTGGGTGCACCGATTCGTTGACATCTACACAGAAATGGGCTGGAAGGACATTGGCATTGCGTTTTATCGCATGTCTACGGGCACAGTAATGCCTGTGCATACTGATCTTTACAAACGCTACATTGAACTGTTTGATCTGCAAGGCTGTGAACACACTATCAAACGTGCGTTGTTGCTCCTGGAAGATTGGAAGTCCGGCCACTATCTTGAAGTTGACAATCATGCCTACACCAACTGGCGTGCAGGCGATGTGGTAGAGTGGACGTACAGCACTCCGCACATGGCAGCAAATATAGGCCTAGAAGATAGGTATACTCTTCAAATAACCGGACATTATTGACTACTATATGACAATTTCAAGTTTTGATGAGTGGAGCCCACTCAAGCGTATTATTGTTGGCGATTCAACTCACGCCAACTGGCCCGTAAATGATCCAGTATTCGGCCTGGAGAGCGAAAAAACATTATGGAAAGAAACACCAGTCCCCAGCGGCCCAGTGCCAGACTGGATCATTGATCACGCCAACCGAGACCTAGACAAGCTAGCATCGGTGCTAACTTCGTTTGGAGTTGAAGTATTGCGCCCAGGGCAACTTAACTTTCAAGTACATGATGGTATGTACAACTACTGTCCACGAGATCGACTCATTGTACACGGAGATACTATTATTGATCCAGCCATGATGTACCCTTGCCGTGACATGGAACTACAATGCTATCACGACATGTTGGCTGAGGCCGCACACTATCATACTATGCCAAGGGATCAAGGTATGATTCTTGACGCTGCAAATGTGTGCCGCCTTGGCCCCAAGAACATGTTGTTTTTAGAATCTAGTTCAGGTAATAGAAAAGCATATGATTGGTTATGTTCAGTGTTTCCGGATGTAAACATTGAGCTGTGCAATTTTTATGCAGGCGTGCATATTGATTCTACAATTGTGCCATTACGAGAAGGCACTGTACTGGTCAATGGTGCCAGAGTGACCAAGGACACTATGCCAAAAGTGTTTAAAGATTGGGAAATTATTTCGATCGATCAGGTCAACGAACAACAGTTCTATCAATACCCTTACGCATCAAAATGGATTGCATTGAATATGCTGAGCATTGATGGAAAAAATATCATCATGGATGCCAAACAACCCAGACTAATGGACACCTTGTGCTCAAAAGGATTTGAGCCAATCCCGCTGGAGTTAACACAAAGCCGCACACTGGGTGGCGGCTTTCATTGTGTTACCTTGGATTTGAACCGAGGTTAAACTTGTTCTTCTGCTGTGGCAACAAAGCATCCGTGCAAGGTATTCAGAAACCCAGCAAATGCCACAGCCGAGGCCTCGGCTTTCCATTGTCTTTTGAACACAGTTCCGACTGGCACAGTTAACATTTCTTCCAAAGTTTCGGGTGCCTTAGGTCCACCCGGAACTGAATGTCCGTCAGTTTCGTCTTGTCTGAGCTCATTTTTTTTAGCATTGAGCGAAGACACAATCTCTTCAAAATTTGGCAATGCATGCAATGCAGCAAAGTCAGTAGTAACGCTAGATATCCACATAAAAAACTCCTTTTGATTATTTATGCTGCTTAAAAATAACTTGACCATTTAATGGATTTATTGTATAATACAAGCATGACTACACCACGTATTGGCTTTTGCTGCAAATGGATCAATGACCCTTCAGAAATGGGAGGTCTCAAACCCAGCAGCGTGGACCGTGAACTAAACGGCAGATCAACCACCATGCGCTGGCTACGTGAGCACAAGAGTGAGGCTGAACAGCGACAGTGGGACATTATGAACCACAATGCTCGTGCAGCCTTGCTCATGGTTGAGCGTGTGGCCACTTTGCCCGAAAGTCGCAGAATGGTCCGCTTGGGCTCAGAAATGCTGCAAGGCTACACTCACGAAGACTGGATCCCGTTCTGGTCTCAAGCTGATGTGCAGGCGCATTGCGAACGAATCTTTGCACCCGTAGGTGAAGCTGCTCGTAGATTGGGTGTACGCCTTAGCTTTCATCCTGGACAATTCTGTGTACTGGCCAGCGAAAGCGACGAAATTGTTGAACGCAGCATACTTGAATTTGAATACCATGCAGACATGGCTCGCTGGATGGGTTATGGCAGCGCCTGGCACGATCATGGCTTCAAGATCAACGTGCATTTGAGCGGCAAAGGCGGTGCCGCAAAATTCCTGCAGACTCTAGGTCGCCTTACTCCAGAGGCCAGGAACTTGATTACTATCGAAAATGATGAGATGACAAATGGACTCGATTCTACTTTGGCTGTGGGGGAGCATGTGGCTCTCGTATTGGATGTACACCATCATTGGATCAACTCGGGCGAGTATATCACCCCAGATGACGTTCGCGTTGCAAGGGTTATTGACTCTTGGCGTGGTGTTCGCCCTGTTCTTCACTACTCAGTTAGTCGCGAAGATATTCTGGTTGGCCATGATCGAGGAGTTCGCCCAGACCTTGCTGCCCTTCTTGGTGCAGGTTTTAAAAAGCAAAAGCTCCGTGCTCACAGTGATCTGATGTGGAATACTGCATGCAATGACTGGGTGCTGGGCTTTGCTGATCAATTTGATATTCAATGTGAATCCAAAGGCAAAAACATTGCTAGCCAACAACTTTATGAACAATATACTAACTAACACTATCAACTGGATCAGAGAAGACTGGCGCAGTAATCCAATCCGGTGCAGCCTAGAAATACTGGCCTGGTTCCTGAGTATTGGATGCTCGGTTACCATGGCACTGACAGTACCGACCCCGCCATTCTTGATCTTGTATCCGTTGTTTATTACACAATGCGCAATCTTTGGCTGGAGCGCCTGGACACGCAAAAGTTCTGGTATGGTTGCCAACTATTTGCTGCTGGTTACCATTGACAGTATAGCATTGCTTAGAATGCTGCCATGAAAACAGGGACTCAAAGTCCCTGTTTCGTTTTTGGCACAACAATAACCAATAAGTTGATTATTGAGGTTTTCGGGTAGAAGGCTTGCGAGCTGCTGGCTTTTTGGCCGGAGTAGTCATAGCAGCTGGTTTGGCAGCAGCCTTTGGAGCTGGTTTACGTGCTGACGGCTTTGGCGTAGGTTTTGCCTGTACCGGGGCTGCCTTGACAGGCTCGGCCTCCAACACCGGCGCAACTTGCGGTGCTGCCTCAACTTTGTACGGTGCAGCTTCTGGTTGCACAGCTGGCGCAAACGCCTTGGGGGATGGTTGTCGAAACCAATCAAAAATTGCTTTAAGCATAGATATCTCCTATCAAGTATTTACTATCGATGCAATCGAACACAAATAAAAATTAGTGAGTGATCACTAATCAGCCGCAAAAACCCTGATCTATGTTGCAGTGCCAGGTAAATATATGTTACAATAACATATAGAACGCTGCATAGGGCAGGTTCTATATCTAACTCGCTTAAATTAGGAGAAATACATGTTTACAGCAGACGCAATCATCGACACCGTTCAAACCGGTAAAAAGCAATTTGTCAAAACCTTTGTACAAAACGAAGCCGCAGCCACAGCAATGAATGAGTTCATTGACGCACAAGCTGAGTACACCAAAAAAGCTGCCAAAGTTGGAATGGACACATTTACCACCCTCAGCACCGAAATGGTCAAATCAGTGCAAAATGCTTCTAAATTTGACTACACCAAATTTGGCGAAGGCATCATGAAGGCCTACACAGCCAACGGTAAAAAGTAATACTCGGGTAGTACTTGGAAAAAGCCCCTTAGGGGCTTTTCTTTTGGTTGACTATAAATTGCAGAATTGTTATAATTAGCATATCAAAAACAGGAGTTGAACATGGCTGGTAAAGCAAAAAGTATCTATCTCACAGTGCTGCCCAAAGGTACTCATATGAGCGTGTTTAAAAAAATGTTCTTTGAGGCCAAGACCTACAATGAATATGTCAAGAGTGACGAATTTAAAACTCAGTTTCCGGCAGCTGAGTTTGACATTGTTAAAGAAACCTACTAAAAGTAACACTCAAGTGTTACATTTTGAGCCCCGCAAGGGGCTTTTGTTTTGGTTGACTCAAAATGCCCAATTTGCTATAATATACACATAGCAAAGCAAAACAGGAGACCGCAATGACAACTGTAGTAGCAAAAATGGGCAACCGGGTAGTCCAGGTCATGCGTGTTGCAGACACAGTGGGTTTCAGCACCGAGCGTGGCTGGGTCATGGTATGCATGGACTGGGAGCAGGCTGAACGCCGCAAGAG